TAATATAGGTAACTATGAAGAAGAAGACCTAGAGGAGTATAATATATTATTCAATAACACTAAAGCTACAGGAGCATTCAAGGGTAATGAAACAGCTATAGACGAATTTGTTAAGAACAGAAAGATAATAGTTAAAGAAGGGGATTTCTTTATGCCTCTCGTTACTAAATATAATAAATATGTTAATCCATCTTCTGATTTTTATTCTTTTACGCCTTTAGATTCTAATAAAAACTTAACGGATATTGAGTTTCAAACTACACGTCTAGCTATTGAGAAAAGATTAATAACTAATGGCGTTCTTGCTGAAGATGCTGAGAAGGGAGATATCCTTGGTTATCCTTTAAAGAAGCTTATTCAAAGAAATTGGAAAACTATGTCTGTTATTAATTTGGATACAAATGATGTAGATAGGCGAGCAATTTGGACTACTAACCTGCGTGAAGACCATAAAGTGCCTAACAAAAAAACAGGAATAGACGAAGACCAAGAGGTAACATTTAAAGAATTTATAGAAGCACAAGAAAAACTTATCAAAGATCAAACTAAATAAATATGTCAATAAACGCATTAAAACAATTTTCAAAAGACTTAGGATTTCAAGATGCTTTAGATAGTCCTGGAAGATCAGCAGATAGTCCAAGAAGTTTTACAGGAGAAGAAGGAGATCAGGAAGTATTTACAGATAGAGAAAAAGAACTTTTAGCTAAAGGTGAGGCTTTACCAGAGACTCTCTCACCAACTCAACAAAAGAAAGCCATAGAGGAAGAAGAAAAGGATGAAGGAGGCTTTTGGAGTGACATAGCTTGGGCTGTACCGAGGGGACTTAGAGATGCTGCTCAAGGAATATTAAGTGGTGTTGATGCTGCTGGCGAAAAGCTAACAGGATCAGATTTTATGCCCGATCAGTGGCACAAGTCTGATTGGATGCTTGGAAAGCCTAAAACAATGACAGGCAATATAACATCAGGAATATTTCAGTTTGCTACCGGATTCATTCCAGCCTTTAAGGTTGCTAGTATAATTGGTAAAACAAAAAAAGTAAGCAAGCTTGTTGATGCCAGTAAGTTAAAGAAGATTAATAAAGTAAAACAAAAGGCTCGTGATAAAAAGATAACGCAGGAAAAAGCTATTCAGCAAATGCGAGCCATCAAAGGCAAAACCTACAACATTCAGAAAGGAATAGCAGCAGGAGCAATAGCAGACTTTGGAGTATTCAAAGGAGATCAGGAGCGTCTAGCAGACCTTCTTGATGGTAACGTTGGGTTGTTTAATCCTGTTACAAGTTTGATGAAGTACGAAGGCAACGAAGATGACCCTGAGTATGTTGGCAGATTTAAGAACGTAGTTGAAGGATTGGTTCTTGAGGGAGTTTTTGGAGGAGCCTTACACGTTGCAATGCTTGGTTTGAAAAGGATGAGAGGCGGAGATAAAGCAATCACTGAACTCACTCCTGAAGAAGAACTTCTTATTAAAGAAATTGAAGAACCTTTTAGTTCTACAAAAGATGCTCCAAAGGTAAAAGATCCTAAAGCAGATGGCGTAGATGTAGGGGACGATATACCAAGCTCCGAGACTATAATAGGAACAGAAGAACAAGCTTACATTAAAAGAGCAGAGGAACTCGATATATCTCTTTTAGATGCAGATGGAACAAGAAAGACTCCAGGAAAGTTAAAACTAGAAGTAGATAGAACAATCCAAGATAAAGCTTATCGAGACTCTTCTGCAACAGCTAGGCAGATTATTGTTCATCATGGGGGAAGTTTAAAAAACCCAGATGCGCATGGTGGCATCTTATTTGTAAGCCCAAGTAAAAAAGAAGCACAAGAATATGCTAAAGGACATCAAGGATTTGATGAGTTTACTCTTGAGATACCGACTAACGATTATCTTATAGACCCAGATACTATTGCAAAAGAATCTGAGGGTATAAAAACTTTAAAAGAAATAGGCGCATCTCCTAGCAAAGAATCAGGTTACACACTTAATGATTCAAGTTTGCAGGAACTTCTAGATTCAAGATTTGAACAATATATAGGAGACGAGGGAAGAGCAGCCTTTATGAAGGCAATGAAAGAAAAAGGTCACAAAGGTGTTGAAATACTTGATGTATCCTTAAAAGACGGAGGAACAAAACAAACTCAAACAAATATCGCTCTCTTTGAGACTCCTAAAAACACAGTTAAAGAAGGCGCAGAAATAAATGCTAGAACCTTTAAAGATAGAGTTACACAAATTCTTGGTAAATCAAAAGGCAGAGGCGGTGACATCTCTCTTGATTCAAGTACCATGAAGGAGCTTATATCTGGAGTTGGAGACACTGCTTCCTTCTGGGATATTATAAGAATAGTTTCAAAGAACATAACAGCAGAATCGGATGTCATAACAAAACTGGATAAAAAGAAACAACAAGAGATTGTTCAGTTCATAAACGACAACCCAGAAAAGTATGACAATCTAAAAGAGATACTAGAAAACTCTACGGACGAAAAGCTTATACAGTCGGCTAACGAGGAGCTTGTTATGAGTACTGTTATTTACAAGTTCATGCGTCACACAGCAGAAGAAACTGTAGCACTTGCAAGAAGACATATTGATAATCCTAAAGATGACAAGGGCATGATGGACTTTATAGATGGCTTTGCTAGATATACTGAATTATCACGCATTAACTCACTCAGAGGAAGTATTGCTTCAGGTGCTTTAATGCAACGTAAGTTTCTTAAACAAGGCATGGATGGTTTAGATAACAATGTTGTTAGACCTCTTGACGCTACTAGAGATAAAAACGAGTACCTTGACGCTCTTGCAGAAAGATTAGGTACACAAGGCCCAACAGAACTTGCAGTAAGGTTATCTAAGATAAGTAACTTTGATGAGTTTGAAGAGTTGTTGTCCCTAAAGAAAATGAGCGACATAGCTCAACAAACGCTTGGCAGAAAGATGCTAGGAATGACTAGAGAGTTTTATTATAATTCTTTGTTGAGTGCGTTTAGTACTTTTGAAGTTAACGCTGGCGGAGGTCTTATTACATCAGCATTTCATTCTTTAGAACGTATAGCTGGAAACATTTTAACAGGTAACTTTAATGCTGCTAAGAATGTATTAAGACATCACTACGGACTTAAAACTTGGAAACAAGGATTTAGTGCTATGTCAAAAGCTTGGAGGGAAGACAGAAGTGTTCTTGTTCCTGGTAAAGCTCAGTTCATGGAACAAAGACCAAGACAAAGAGCTTTCTCTACTGAAAACACTGGAGTAGCAGGACAAGCTTTTAATTTTCTTGGAGCGTTTATAAACATTCCCTCAAGAGCCTTAGTTGCTACTGATGAGTTCTTTAAGCAAATGGCTTACACCGGATACATTAAAGGCGAACTAGCTGTTAGGTATCTTGATGAATACAAAGCTGCGCTTGATGCTATGGACATGGATAAATTTAAACAATTAGGTATTGGTAAAGATCCTATGGATATAAAAGATCCTGAGTTTACTAACTGGTTAAATGCAAAGGTTGAAACAGAATTTGAAAAGCACCTTACAAGTGATGGATCTTTCTATAGTGAAAAGAACAGGTTGATAGCAGCACAGACTGAGTTAACAAGGCAAGGTAAGTTGTTTGGAGATGGCAGAGAAGAAGCACTCGATAAATATCTTAAAGAAAACCCTTCTCGCCCTGATAATTCAAAACTAGCTGAAACAGCCCAACAAGTTTCTAACGAGCTTACATTTACAAACGATAACCATAAGTGGTTTAAATCTCTTGAAGACGTTATAAGATCCGCTCCCTTTGGACTAGGCTACGCTTCATCGTTTCTTATTCCGTTCTTTAGAACACCAGTAAACATTCTTACTTATGCTTTAAAGAGAACACCAATAGGATTTGTTGCTGAAGGTGCGCCTATGTTGATGAGAAAACTTTTAAAGAAAAACAAAGATACACTTAAAAAAGGTACAGAAGCCGACAAAGCTTTAGTAAGAGGAAGGTTAGCTACAGGAGCCACTATGATGTATGTGTGGCATGATATTATATACAACTCTGAAGAAACAATTACCGGAGGAGGGCCTCAAAGTAAACAAGAAAGAGAAGCTCTTAGGGCTGCTGGTTGGCAACCTTATTCAATTAAATATGGGGATTCTTACTACAGCTATCAAAGACTTGACCCTGTATCAACCATGATTGGACTTGCTGCTGACATTAGAGATCACCAGAAGTACGACAAAAGTATGGACGAAGCTACAATGCAAAGTTTGGGAGCTAACATGGCTTTTGTGTTTGCTGAAAACCTTACAGACAAAACATTCTTACAAGGTGTAAACAACGCCATTAAACTAATGGACGATCCAGAATACTACGGGCCTAAATTAGTTAGAGACATTGGAGCAGGATTTGTCCCAAACATTATTAATCACTTCAAAAACACTGAAACTGAAATAATGGTTAAAGAAGTTAGAAGCTTTCAAGACGCTGTGTTTAAAAGGCTACCAGGACTTGACGATACTGTAGCACCAAGAAGAACAGTTCTTGGAGAAGCAGCTTACAGAGAAAACCCTGGAGGAGCTTTCTTTGGTGCGCTTAATCCAATCTACAAGTCTACAATCAAAAAGGACAAAGTATTGAATGAGATGGCAAACTTGGAACACGGCTTCTCAATGCCTAGTAAAAACTTCTATGGTATACCAGAACTAGATATGACTCAGATTCCTATTGAAGGGAAGTACGATGCTTATGACAGATATCTAGAACTTTCTGGAACAGTTAAGCTTGGAGGTAAAACTCTAAAACAAAGGCTCAAATCTTTAATGGGAACTGACTTTTATAACAGGCTTCCAGAGACAATAGACTTTGAAGCAACAGGACAAAAGTCTCCAAGGATTAAGGCAATCAATAAGGTTATTAATAACTACAGGAAAAGAGCTAGGTACGAACTCCTTCAAGAAAGCCCACAGCTAAAAGAAATGTTCGAGCAAGCTATGCAAGCAAGGAGAGAAGGATCAGCACCGTCACCATCATCTTAAATTTAAAATCAATTAACAACAACTCACTAACAATTAATTAATCACTTATGGCAAATTCATATATAGAATATACAGCATCAGGTACAGGGACAAATCAAAAAGACCAAAACCAATTTAGTTATGCAAACATCGAAGTGCTTAACGCAAACGATATTAAGTGCAAAGGTTTTGTAATGAACGCTTGGACTGATGTTTCTATAGCAAACCAAGGATCATTAGACAGTACGGCTAACAAAAAGATTACACTGACAGCTTCAAACGCTACTCAGTACACGAAGATACGAGTGTACCGACAGACAACTTCAAATGCATTGGTAGATTTTGTAGATGGCGCACGACTGACCGAAAGCGACTTGGACACAGCTTATAAGCAAGGACTTTTTGTTGCTCAAGAAGTTGCAGAGAACGCTTCAACCGATGGAGCTTCGGGGGTAGCCAATCTTACCGACAACAACCTTGCAGAATCTTTTTATAAAGAGGGGACTTTTACAGTCACGGCTGCTCCTAGTACGTCTGGAACTATAACGCTTAATAGTAGTAACAATTCACTAAGCTACACTAAGATAGGTAACAGAGTGTTTGTTTCTGGTTCGTTACTTGTGAGTTCAGTGAGTAGTGCGGAGGGAGCTATAATCCTTACAACTCTTCCTTATACCGCAGCAAACCTAACAGACACCGCAGGAAACTCTATAGCTGTAGTAAACATTCAAGCACCTTCTTCTGGTAACATAGGAGAATATTCTGCTTGGGTAACAGAGACAGCAAACAATATGATTGCTATATATGGGTCTGAATCAGGAGCGCAACCAAACTCTCTAGCAGCAGATAAACTACAAACAAACTCGCAGATTTACATCAGCCTAAACTACGTCACTGCATCTTAATAATAGAAATGAACAATCAATTCACAACACCCACAGTCGGTGTTTTAGGTCTACTTGCGAACATTACTCTGAACGATGTAAACGAGATTCTTGCAGTGCTTGTAGGTCTGGCAACGCTAATTTATATGAGCTTAAAGATAATTAAGGAAATACGTAAAAAGGATAAATAACTATATGAGCAACAACGAAAAAGAAAACATGGGGAGAATGTATACTTTACAGGATCTCCTGACAGATGAGTTCATAGCCAGGATAAAAATAGGCGATGCAGAACCATCTTTACTAAA